ACCGACTCTGCGGCATACTGTATGGAGACTACTGTGCCACGTACAACCGACGTTTTCATCCCGGGGACGTATATCTCAAACGGCCACGTCTATAACAATAGTCATGGTCACTCAAGAGTGCGTACCTGGAAATCGGACGTCGTACGTACTGAAGCACATAAGCTCTGGCTTAAGGACAAGACAGTCTGGCTCCCGCCTACTCCCTATACGGGATGGTACTGGGCCGAATCTGTTAATCCTAATGGCGTACATGTCTATCCCCCTGCGGGGCTTAGCATGGCCGGCCATCTCGCTGGTGCGGAATCCTTTGGAGGGACGGCTGACTACAGTTATTGTAGAAGCGCGCCTCTGTGGAACTCCGACATCAATGAGCAAGCCATTTTCAAGCTCCGTGCTGCAATAAAGGACCAGAATGTAAATTTTGGCGCTGCAATAGCGGAAGGCGGTCAGACTATCTCTATGATAGCCCAGACTGCTAAATCGCTTGCGGGTGCCGTTCTGGATTTAAAGCACGGAAACCTAAAGGGAGTCCTCAAACATCTTGGTCTGCCCTTCTCTTCATCGATTAAACGGCGTTGGAAAAAGCCGCGGAAACGTTGGAGAGGAGAGCGCTTAGACCTTAATCAAGAGATGCTCGCAAATAGGTGGCTTGAATTACAGTTCGGTTGGAAACCTATGCTCAGCGACATACAAGGTGCTGCAGAGTACCTCGCTGACTTAGCAACCTCCGATCCGTCTCGCCTACGCTTTTCGGCGTATGGCGACGCATATAACCCCCTCGTCGACTTCAATCATGGGAATACGGGAAATTCAAATCTCGTAATGAACATGTTGTCGAAGGCTAAAGGTAAGGTGGGTATCCGGTTCATCGTGTGGTATTCAGTAGTCAACCGTAATGCTGCCTTGGCAGCAAAAAGTGGGCTAGTGGACATCGCATCGGTGGCCTGGGAAGTTACCCCGTTCTCCTTCGTCGCTGATTGGTGCGTCCCAATTGGGAAGCTCCTTGATACCTGTACGGCAACTGCCGGAAAGGAATTCATAAGCGGCACTAGGACTATGTATATACGCTCGGATGTAAAGAAGATTGTTAGCATGGTTTCGACGGACCAAACCGGCGTCTCCTTGTACAACATTGACAGCCGGGAGATTTACCGTCACGTTGAAAGAACCGTGATCAGTGAATTCCCGTTGCCAGTTGTTCATGTTAAGAATCCTCTATCGGCTATTCATGCTCTTGATGCACTGGCATTGCTAACCCAGCGCACTAGGAGTTTCTTCACCTAACTAGAGGTACATCAAATGCCATCATTGGCAGCTATCACCCTGGCCGATGGCCAGGCTACACCGGTGAACGTTACGTTCACTCCGAACAGCGTCAGCGGCAATGTCGTCGGCTTCGATGACGGGGGCGATCCTCAGGCGGCACGGGTAACCATGTCGCATAGCATCTCCCACGCCAAGAAGAAAGGCGATTTTACTGTCGTCAGCGCTGTTTTCCGGGTTCCGTACCTGGACGCCACTACTGGCGCAGTTCTGTTCTACGATCAGGCCCGTGTCGAATACCGGTTTGGTTATGGTAGCCTCTTGGCGAAGCGAAAGAACCTCTTCGCTTTCATCAAGAATCTCCATGCCAACGCCAGTTTCCTCACGTATGTTACCGGCCCGCAAGGTTGGTACGCTTAAGAGGGCAATAAAATGCCTTCGAGAGCGACTCAGCGATATTCGCTGGTGCATTCCCTCGCAGTACTAGGGACCATTTTGGTCCTCGTACTCGGTCTTGTTTATCTCTTAAACGGAGCAACAAATGAACAGAAAACTGCACGATCCACGCCCCCTCACGACATCATCCTCGAAAGAGGACACGATGTTATATTGCGAGAATCTCTTGGAGCAGATGGAGACAGTCATGAAGAGAGCGCGAAAGCGCCTCAACCGGCTGTCGATGTCTACAACTCCGGGGGATCTTCGCCTTATGTGGCCGAGTGAATGGGAAAGGTTTTATTTCCTTACCCGTCGCGACTTGATGAAGGTCGCGGAGGACTGTGACTCTCTGCCTATGTATCGGCAGGCTAATGAGTTACGGTACTCTATCTGTCAGGCCATGTGGCTTGTTCTTGATGATGCTGGGCTTTTCACCCAGCACAATAATCTTATCGGTGTTGAACGGAGTTACTTCGTTCGCATTACCGGTGATGTTATTGGTCGATTCCGCGATGCTCTTGCTCGTATATTCCCGCAAGGGGATGACGAATGAGAGCGCCACAGAAAAGACTCACATTGAAACAAGCTTGGAGGGAAGTTGATCGACTGAAGCATTACATGCTTCAGCGTAGAGTGAGTCCAGATCGATCACGGGAAGTAGTAGCAAAGGTCCTCTCCTTAGGGAGGGGGCCGTATTGTGAACGCTTCCGTGAAATCGCACTGCATGGTTCTTGGGACGAGTTAGTTCGGTTTCCTCCACCGGAGCCGAGCCCTGAAAAGGGCTCTTTAAACTTCGGTTTGGAGTACCTCGCTAGCGAGATCCTCTCGAAAATGCATCCCGTAACGACGGGTGCAGACCCTGCAGACTTAGTCCGTGTTGCGATGGACAAGTTTTATGCGAGTGAAGATCAGTGTCGTGAAACTAACCAGCGACTAACCGAAGAGTTCAAGCGACTCGGCTCTGCCGAGCTGGATCCGATTGTAAGTCGGATTCAGAGAAAGATCGCTCGACTTCTAGGTAGGTTTAGCTGGGATGAAGCTCATCGCCACTTTGGTCACGGAAAGGGGGCTACAACAAGGCTCCCTAAGATCCGCGGAGACCGGTACTATAAGTTCGGGGATATACCCGACTCTACAAAAGAATGCGAAACTCTTTCGAAGATCGCAATATCTTTGATTAAGCCCTGGAGAAGGGCGGAGCCAGGTAACTGGTCCGAGAACGAAGTGAAAATCGTTCCCGGGAATCGCGTAACCACGGTTAGGAAGACCGCCAAGACGGATAGGGTCATAGCCAAAGAACCTTGCATGAATATTTATATTCAGCGGGGTATCGGGCCGATGATCCGAAAGCGTCTGAAGCGGGTTGGCATAGACCTTAACGACCAAACGCGGAATAATATCCTCGCGCAAGAGGGGTCGGAGCACTGGGAGGATGAGAGTCCTCTTTGTACTATCGATCTCTCGAACGCTAGCGATACGATTTCACAGAAGGTAGTTGAGCTATTCCTCCCCCCTGACTGGTACGAAGCGATGGATGCTTGTCGCTCGCACTATGGGGTCTTGGATGATGGGACCTGTATAAGGTACCAAAAGTTCAGCACAATGGGCAACGGTTTCACATTCGAGCTTGAGAGCCTGATTTTCTGGGCAATCGCCTCAACATGTGTTGACGTCCTAAAGTGCCCTGACACACGGATAGGTGTTTACGGAGATGACTTAATAGTCACTCGGGACGCCTATGAGCTCCTAGAGACTTGCTTAACTCGGTTTGGCTTCACGCTAAATCCGAAGAAAAGCTTCTCAACGGGGCCATTCCGAGAATCGTGCGGTAAGCACTGGTTCAAGGGCCGTGACGTGTCACCTTTCTACATCCGCAAGGGTGTGGAAACGGTCATCGACGAACTATTAGTGGTCAATAACCTGAGGCGATGGTTGAGTCGCGTTTATCGTGGCTTTATACCTCCTTTGGCTTGGTCCATTTATACGGACGTCCGTGATTCCCTGCTACCCGCTTGGGTGGTTAGGGAGTACAAGATTCCAGACGGATTTGGAGACCTTGGTGTCGTGTCCTCTTTTGAAGAGGCACTTCCTCAACGTGCTCAGCACGGTCTGGAGGGTTGGTGCTGCGATGTACTGCAGGAAACGCCAACTCCTCTTAAGATTAGGAAGAAGAACCGGAAAACTGGTCCTTCCCTTCTCTCTAAGAGTCTCTCGAAGCTCGAAGATGTCTACCGTGAGGTAGCCGAACGCGAGCTTCGCGGCTTACCGGTTAATTGGTATGCCGTGTACCGAGCGACGCAGGTCGCTGGTGAAGAGCCATCCGATGAGCTTCCTGCTCAAAGAGTGGTTCTGAGGCTACAACGTAGCAAAGTTGTAGTTCCC